CGGCAGGGGAATCCGAAGACACGGTAATTTTTGCCAGCGAAAATGTGCTGAACCTCCAAAAAGCCTACGAGAAAATTCTCGACTACGAAAAAGAAGAGAAAAAACTCCGGGATTCCAAGCAGGAATACGGCAGGCAGGAGGAAGAGCGGACGCGAAGCCTCAACGTGCTTAAACAGAAACTCTATCTTGACCAGGCTTACGCCGCAGGGCTTATCAACGCGGAACAGCGGACGCAATATGAAGACCAGCTCAAGGCTATTGACACGGCAAAATCTTTCATGGATGCCGGCATGGGCCGGGAGGAAGCCATGCAGATGGGCGTGGCTTCGGTGGAAGCCGGCGTGGCTTCGGTGGAAGCCGAACGGAGGGCGGCGGGGCAGGCCGCCATTGACAACGCGGCGGAAACCTATAAATCCGCCGCTACGGGAACCCTTGCACGACAGGGCTGGGTGGATGTTATTTCACTGGGCTGGCGCAAGGATTCCGCCGGGGCGTATCTGGACCCGAACCGTTATGACGAACAGACCACCGGCCCCTATCAGGACGAGGACACGGATTTGTTGAAAAAAATCAACGATACGCTGGAAGCCATTCAGGCGAATACCAACCCCGACCTGAAAAAGTCCTCGGTTGTGTGGGGATAATGTGATATTAGAAATTTGCAATCATTGCAAATCAGGAATTATGGCTATTTCACACAACGGACCGCGGGAACCCATTGAGCAGCCCGGAACGATGACCGTCGAACGAGTGTCGGAAGACGGCGTAGTCCGGTATGAAAAATCAGCAACCAGAGTGTTTGAGGTCCCGAAAAATATGGCGGCGGCCTTTATGCTGACCCCCCCGGCAACCCCCATGCCGGGAACAATCTTTTTGGAATCAAGGTGCGAGGAAGAAAATGCGGAGTGGTCCAAGGTGACATTCACCTACGGCGAAGACCCGGACGATTCATCCGGAAGCA